AGTAAAGTTGCAGTTGAACTACGTAAAGGTGCTCAATTTGCCAAATTAAATCAAAAAGATATAGAAGATATGATTCAGGCGGGTAAAACTAAACCACCAACCACAACAGATGAAGCTTTAGCTAGAGCTAGAATTGACATGGGTGACAACAATTTGACAATTCAAAGATTGTCAATGAGTATTCCATTGGTTACTAAATCAATGAGATTAATATCTAAGGCAATGAATTCATTAATCAAAGGGGTTTTTAATCAAGTTGGAAAAAATATACCTGAACTTTTAATTGTAATGGAAGATCAAGATAATGTACGAGACAAAATAACAGATTCAATTACCGAGTTGGCTGAATATAATAAAAGACAAATTAAAGCTCAAGAAAAAATAAATGCTAGAAAAGCAGCTGGAAAAAGCGGTTATTTTGTAGACAAATCTGATAAAAAAGAAATAGAAGATACTAAAAATTTAATTATATTAGAAAATATTAATCTTAGAAATTTGGAAAAAAGAGAAAAAGAACTTGCTGCAAAAAAATTAGAACTTGAAATACTAAAAGGATATAAAACCGAGGCGGAAAGATCGCGACCTAATTCATCATCCTCATCTCAATCTGGCGGATCACCGTCATTTAAGGGTCCTCAAAAAGAATTTTTTCAAAATATATATACTGCAATATATTCAGAAGCAAAAAAAGCTGGAGTTCCAAATCCTGAAGCTATTGCAATGTTGGGAGCAACACAATCAGCTTTAGAAACAGGATATGGTAAGAGTTTAGGTGGTGGAAATAACTATTTTGGTATAAAAGATTTTAGTGGAAAAAGAAAGAATTCTCAATCTACTCAAGAATTTATTAATGGTAAAATGGTAACTATAAACCAGCCATTTATGACTTATAGTAATATGAATGAATCTGCAGCAGATTATGTAAGATTACTTACTTCAAACTCCAGATATAAAGATGTGGTGGCGGCAAAAACTGCATCAGAGGCTATAGCTGCTCAGGGTAAATCTGGATATGCAACTGATCCAGATTATGCTAAAAAATTAAGTTCAATATATTCTAGCGCAATTTCAAAAGAAAACGAAAATAATCAGAATGGTCAGGCTGCCAACTCAAAAGACTATCAAGGATTGAATATAGGTGGTAAATATCCAGGAGAAGCAATTGCCGGTGGATCAGCGAGTAACAACATAATTGCTCTTGCCAGAAAATTTCAAAATATGTATCCTGGTGGAACATTTAGCGCATTCAATGATACAATGAAACGAGGCACTACAGCACATAAAGATGGATTGGCATTTGATTACACCTTACAGGGAGTACCAAGAGGAGGAAAAATATCAAAAGCAATGAGTAAAGAAATAACTGATTTCTTAAAAAATTCAGGTGCTTCAAAAGCAATAGATGAATATAATGACCCATCTAGCCAAGCGACTGGCGGTCACATACATGCAGAAGTAACCGCCAGAACTGGTGGTATATTTGATGGTCCAAGTACTGGGTATCTAATTGAATTACATGGTCGTGAACGAATGATGATTATACCTGATAATGATGGTAATAGTAATATGTTTTATGGTAAAAAACAAAAACAATCTGACAAATTATTAGCTAATTTAATTAGTATGATTGACTCAAACGTTGATGAAATGATAAATTTAATGAATGATAAAATATCATTACAAGAAAGAATGAAATCCTCTTAATCTTTATGAGAAAATAATATGTCCACAATTGACAATTTTAATTCAGAATTAGAACAAACTATTAGTGAGTTATCTAGTTTTAATAAAATTTTATTAAAAAATTCTAACACCAATCTGATTTTAACATCAAATGCTGCAAAAGTTGCAGCGGAAGAAGAAGAATCGGCCGAAATGCTTAAAAAACTTAAGGGAGTTACCAAAAACGCAACTGCTCAGTTTGGGACATTCACTAAAAGTTTATTGAATAGCGGCTCAAGCTTTGAACCATTAGCGGCAATTGTAGAGTTAGTTTCTAGCACTATGGGAAATTTTTTGGGAATATTTGGTCCAATTGGAGCATTTTTTGGAGCAGCTTCCGAAGCAACTGGCGCTGTTGCGGCTCATTTGATCAGATCAATGGATAAAGCATATGCTTCATTTGAAAAAATGAGTCAGAATGGAGTTGTTTCTAGTTTTACTGATATGCAAAAAGCTGGAGTTTCATTAGGAATGAGTATTTCAGAAATGGAAACATTGTTCACTAAAAGTTCAAAAGATATCGCTTTACTTGGAGGTTCAGCTGCGGGCGGTAGAGCTAAGCTTGAAGACTTAGGAATTCATAGTAGAGAAACAAGAAAACGAATGCAAAGATTAGGAATTAGTGCAACTGATTTTACAGAATTTCAAATTAGTGCACTAAATCAAAGACAAAGATATCAGGGCACTCAAATTAAAATTGACGATGATGCTGTAAAAATAACTGAAAATTATGCATTAGAGCTAAAAACATTAGCAGATTTAACTGGAATGTCTATCAGACAACATGATGAATATAATAAAAAATTAATGGATAGTGCTGAATATGTATTTGGTATACAAGGAAGAACAGATTTATCTGAACCAGTTAAAAAGTCAGTAACAAATTTCTTACATATTTTAAATGCATCTAGTCCAGAACTAGCAAAAATGACTTTAGGAGGATTGTCTAATTTTGGAATAGGAAGAACTCAAGCTGAAAAGGATTTTTTTAGTCAGATGGCAGCAGCAGGAACCGATATGATGAATCTTACAAAAGATTTAACATCTGGAAAAATAGACGAGTTTCAGGCAGTTCAAAAAACGATTGACACGTATAAAAGAATGGTATCTTATGCAGAAAAAACAGTCGGCGTAATAAATTCAGATAATCCATTATATGCAGTATACACTCAAATGCAAAAATTCATCACTGAAAAAGATGGATTAACTAAACAACAATATGAGGAACAATTAGATAAAAATAAAAAGATTGCAGCAGAATCTACTGGTTTAAATACTGAAATCGCAGATACTAAAACATACATGAGAGATACTAGTATTAGAATGGAACAATTAGCTACTAGTAGTGAAACCGTTGCAACATTGATGAATGTTATGAGCGATACAATGAAAGATTTTATGGATGAATTAGCTAAGATGGTTGGAAAAGGAGGACCAAAATCTTTGGAAATTCAGCGAGAATTAAACAGTGTTCAAAAAGAAATTAGAAATTTAAAACCACCAACAGAAAAAGATATATTAGAATCTTTGATTACTAATATGGGCACTTCAGTTGATGATGAATCAAAAAAACTTTTAAAAAAGTATGACGAAAAATTAGCAGAATTGAAAAAACAAGAACATAATTTAAAAATAAAAAATTATGCCAATGAAATAGAAGAAAAAAGAAAAAATATAAATGATTTTGATGAAACAACTAGATTACAGATAGAAGAATATCAAAAAAATAATCCAACTCAACCAAAAACTTCATCAACAACTCAAATAACTCCATCTACTGCAGTAGCTTCGACAGTAACATCACCTGCAGCTCCAACAGCAGCATCGGCAGTAACATCATCTGCGACAAACTCCAGTGCATCTACTGGCTCAACAAGTAAACCAACTGTTGCGGCAACATCTGTTGCTCCAAAAAATAATTTACCGCAATCTCCCTCAGCCACACCTCAGTCTGAATTAATATCTGATACTGGTTTTGCAGCTAACACCGGTGGAATTGTACAAAATACAAATGAATCCGATCAATCTGACAAAGGAACAAATGTTTCTCAAAGATCATTACCAGGATCATTGAATATTGCAACTCAAGATAATAAACATATAGAAAATATGTCTATGAATCTTAATGATAAATTTGCTCTTTTAATTGATTTACTAGAATCAAGTAACTCAATGACTAAAAAGAAAATGCAAGCAACAATGGCTTAATTGATAAATACTAGACATTGAAGATGAGATATGTCATACAAGAAAAAATTTACTAATAAACACGGATCACTAAGTCCAATTTCAGGAGCCAACAGTAACGAAGGTTCTTGGAATGGCGGAGCTGGTATGAATCAATCACCAACAGGTGGTTGGGATAATAATTTTGCCTTTAGAAACTATCAAAGTCGTTTACCAGAAGTATATACTGGTCATCCAAATCGTATTGAACGATATAATCAATATGAAATGATGGATTGTGATCCAGAAATCAATGGATGTTTAGATATTTTAAGTGAATTTTCTACACAGTTAAATGAACATAACAAAACTCCATTTGATATACACTTTAATGGTGAACCAACACAAACTGAAGTAGAGTTGATTGGTAAACAATTACAACAATGGTGTAAATTAAATGAAATGGATGTCAGAGCATTCAAAATATTTAGAAACACTGTAAAATATGGTGATCAAGTATTTCTACGTGATCCAGAAACATTCAAATTGTTTTGGGTTGATCCAACTAAAGTAGTTAAAGTTATTGTAAACGAAAGTGCAGGTAAATTACCAGAACAATATGTAGTTAAAGATATCAATCCAAACTTACAAAATCTAACGGTAGCAGAAAAGACCAGTACAGATTTTCAAGCACAACCACCAACTGCTGGATATAGTGCACCATATTCATATACTGTACCAAATGAACCATATGGTACAACAGGTACACGTTTTAGTTTAGGTGTTAATGAAATGGCAATTGATGCCAAACATGTTGTACACTTATCATTGACAGAAGGTCTAGATCGCTATTGGCCATTTGGTCAAAGTGTATTAGAAAATATTTTCAAAGTTTATAAACAAAAAGAATTGTTAGAAGATGCGGTTCTGATCTATCGTGTTCAACGAGCACCAGAACGTAGAATTTTTAAGATTGACGTTGGTAATATGCCAAGTAATATGGCTATGGCATTTGTCAATCGTATTAAAGATGAAATTCATCAACGTAGAATTCCAAGTATTCAAGGTGGTCAAAGTATTGTTGATGCTACTTACAATCCATTGTCAACAAATGAAGATTATTTCTTCCCAGTAACAGCCGATGGTCGTGGATCTAGTGTAGAACTTATGCCCGGTGGACAAAACTTGGGTGAGATTGATGACTTACGTTACTTCAATAATAGATTGGCACGTGGTTTACGTGTTCCAAGTAGCTACTTGCCAACTGGTCCAGAAGATAATCCAACACCATTAAGTGATGGTCGTGTTGGTACCGCTATGATTCAAGAGTTTAGATTCAATAAGTATTGTGAGCGATTACAAGGTTATATGAGCAAAAAACTCAATGAAGAGTTTAAATTGTTTATGCGTTGGAGAGGATTTAATATTGATAGTGGATTGTTTGACATTCACTTTACTCCACCACAAAACTTTGCTAGTTATCGTCAATCAGAATTGGATACATCTAGAGTTCAGACATTTACTACTATGGCAGCTTTACCATATATGAGTATTAGATTTGCCATGGAAAGATTCTTGGGATTAAGTCAAGAAGAAATCAAAGAAAATCAGAAATTATGGAAAGAAGAGAAATCTGAGCCAGAAGATCAAGAAGCTAAAGGTTCTGATTTACGTAGTGTTGGTATTAGTACTGGTGATATTGATAGTGATTTGGAAACTGCCGACAATATTGAAAGTGATAGTGAAGGAGAAGAAGGTATAGCTCCAGAAGTTACTGCTCCAGTTGGTGCTAATGATCAAACTGCCAGTCCAGGTGCATTGGCAACTCCCCCTCCGGTATAATTTAAATTAATATCCAACCTTTTACGGATTTTGCTTCGTTTTTTATTAATTTGCAAATGTTTGGTCTATCGTTATCTGATAAAATTATTTTACAGAAATCATGACATGTGTATGTCACGACTTCATTTGTAATTTTGTGTTTAAAAGTAAATAGAGTAGAATTATAAGCTGGATTTTTACTTCCTCTTTGTCTATCTTTTTGATCTTCTCTTTTCATTGGATTATTTTCTGATATTTTTTGTCTAATTTCTTTTCTCTTTGCAAAATTATTATTCCCACTCATTCTGTCACGTAAATTTTTTGTTTGTTCTGAAGTTCTATTTCTAGATGGATGATTATTTCCAAGATTTATTAAACTTTTAGAAATTTTATTTTTTACTTCTTGTTTTTTACATGAACTATATTTTCCAGACGCTCCACCGTCTCCTTCTTCCGGTTTTAAATTGGCCCATGTTTTTTTGTTATATGAATCTACATCATCAACAATGTTCCATAATTTACTATAATACATTCCCCATTCTTTGAGTTCTTGTTTTGTTAAACATTCTTTAATTACTATAGTAGAATGAGAATTGCCATGTTCTCTAAGATGTCGTTTCCAATATGTTCCTGATCCTTTATATTTAAATGGATCTCTTATTGTCTGACATAAGTATTTTAAACCGGTTTTATTGTGAGTTTTGACTACTAGATAAATAATCATGCTGATTGCTCCTAATAAGCATTAGAGTAGTTGGGTCTGATCACCGCGAACTACAATAGTATTTATCAAATTTGATAAATAACATAAAGGACTTTAATTAACATGATGCTATTTGAATTTTACTCACATGCACCTCAAGGATATCAAGATGTTGAAGATGATAAATCTCAACCAGAATGGGGTGAGTCACGCAAAACCAAATTAACACTTGGTATGATATCCAAGATTCGTAAAATGAACGAAGTTCAAAGTTATGAACGAGCGATTGATTTAAAAAACATCAGAAAACAATATGGTGCCCCACCAGCCGAGAGCGGCGGTTTGTAAATTTATACTATATATTTAAAAAACCCATAAAATGCGTACATATTACGCTATTTTTTTGGCTATTCGCTAAATATTAATACAAAGCCATTTACATAAGGAGATTTTAAATGTCTACAGCAAAATTTGAAAAACTTATTGATCTTATTATCAATGAAGACAATGAAAGAGCAGAACAATTATTTCATGAGATTGTAGTTGAAAAATCTCGTGATATTTATGAATCATTAATTAGTGAAGATGAAGTAACAGGTATGATGGACGAAGTTTCTGATGAAATGGGTAGTGAAGAAATTGGAATGGAAGGAATGATGGAAGACGACGATGAATTCATGGATAATGAAGAAATGGACGGCGACTATGATACTGATGGTGAAGAAGATGAGTTTGACGATGAAGTTGAACTAGACGGTGATGAAGAAGGTGAAGAATACGAAGAAGAAGAACTTGAAGATCGTGTTGTTGATCTTGAAGACAAACTTGACCAATTAATGGCTGAATTTGAACAAGAATTCGGTGGTGACGAAGAAGAATTTGGTAGTCAAATGGATGATAAAGACGACCAAGAAAGTGACGTTATGGAAGCCGTTGAATTAAAAAAGGTTTCAGTAACACACACTGACGGCGCCGATGGTTCATCAAAGAAAAGTACAGTAGATGCTAACAGTGGTCAAAAAGGTATGGCATCAAAGCCAGTTAATTTTAGTGGTAGTTCAGAATCAGTTCCTACTAGCCCAAAGAAGCCAACAAATTATGGCGCTAAAGGCGAAACAGAAGTTAAAGGTGCTGGATCATTCAAGAACAAAGTTGGTGGCGATGCTAGCAACGGTTCAGGTAAAGGTGAAAGTGCTCCTAAGCCAACTAAAACACAGGCTAGTGGTACAAATGAGCGCAGTGCGGTTCCAGAAAGCCGTCGCACTACCAAGCGTAGAATTTAAAGGATAAGGTATAAATGGCTTTGTATCTTAGAGAGAACTTAACATTCGACAGAGCGAACCTCATAGTCGAATCAGTTAAGGAAGAAGGTGATAAAAAATCTCTTTATATGAGAGGAATTTTTATCCAGGGTGGGGTGAAGAACGCAAATGAGCGTGTTTACCCCGTTCCTGAAATTGAACAAGCCGTAGTAACCTTAAACGAACAAATCCGAAGCGGTAACTCAGTATTGGGTGAAATCGATCACCCAGATGATTTAAAAATCAATTTAGATAGAGTTAGTCATATCATTACAGAAATGTGGATGGATGGCGCTAATGGTTTCGGTAAATTAAAAATTATTCCAACTCCCATGGGACAGTTAGCTGCCACCATGTTGGAGAATGGAGTCAAACTCGGCGTTAGTAGTAGAGGCAGCGGTAACGTTGATGAAGCTACAGGCAAAGTCAGTGACTTTGAAATAGTTACTGTGGACATCGTGGCACAACCCAGTGCTCCAAATGCATACCCAAAAGCAATTTATGAATCATTGATGAACATGAAAAATGGCCATCGTGTTTTAGAAAACTTAAAAGGTACAAATTTGGACAAGGATGCTAGAGTTCAAAAATTCTTGAAAGATGAAGTAGTTCGTCTTATCAAGGAATTGAAATTATAAAAGGGGATATCAATGTTTGATGCCATCAAACCATTACTTGAAAGCGGAATCGTTACTGAAGATACAGCCCAAGCCATTAATGAGGCATGGGAAGTAAAATTAAACGAAGCTCGCGAACAAGTTCGTTCAGAACTCCGAGAGGAATTCGCACAGAAATATGAGCATGACAAGAACGTAATGGTAGAAGCCCTTGATAAGATGGTTACTGAAGGTCTAACTGGTGAAATTACAGAATTTCAAACAGAAAGACAAGCAATGAATGAAGATCGTGTCAAAGCACAAGTTAAATTACGTGAAAATGTACAAAAATTCAATGAATTTATGGTTACTAAACTAGCCGAAGAAATCAAAGAATTACGTAATGATCGTAAAGTTCAAATGGAAGCCCGTGGTAAACTAGAACAATTCGTAGTAAATGCTCTAGCCCGTGAAATTGGCGAATTTGAAACTGACAAACGTGCTGTAGTAGAAGCCAAGGTCAAATTAGTTGCAGAAGCTAAACACCAACTTGATTCACTTAAAGCTAAATTTGTAGCTGAAAGTGCAAGAAAAGTTAGTTCAGCAATCAGTACACATTTAAAAGGCGAAATCAGTCAATTGAAAGAAGACATCCAAAGTGCAAATGAAAACACATTTGGTCGTCGTTTGTTTGAAGCATTTGCCGCTGAATTTAGTTCAACACACTTGAACGAAAAAGCAGAGACACGTAAACTTCTAGCAATCTTAGATCAAAAAGATCAACAATTAGCTGAATCTATCGAAACTGCTAAACAATCACAACGTTTAGTAGAAAGTAAAAACCGTGAAGTTCGCATTATTAAAGAAAGTAACCTTCGTGAACGTACTATGAGTGAATTACTCGGAACACTAAATGAAGACAAAGCCCATGTAATGAAGAACTTACTAGAAAGCGTCCAAACACCAAAATTGAAAGGCGCATTCGACAAGTATCTACCAGCAGTATTGAATACATTAACAGAACAAAGACCAGTTGCTAAAAAACAAATGATCTCTGAAAGTGTAGCAATTACTGGTGATAAATCTGCCAAGAAAACAGAAGTTGAGACCCAAGAACGTGATAACGTGATTGATATCAAGCGTCTGGCAGGGCTTTAATCGACATACTATTAACAGGAGATAATTAAATGTCAAAAGTACTATTAGAGAGCCGCTGGAATGAAACCAAAGAAGCCCTCCTTGAAGGTCTCAAAGGCGTCCGCCGCTCATCAATGGGTGTTATTTTAGAAAACACCAAAAAGCAACTACTTTCTGAAAGTAATGCTGGAACTACAACCGCTGGTAATATTGCCACACTAAATCGTGTCATTCTTCCAGTTATTCGCCGTGTTATGCCTACTGTTATCGCTAACGAGTTAATTGGTGTTCAACCAATGACTGGTCCAGTTGGACAGATTCATACACTACGTGTTCGCTATGCTCAAAACTTGACAGACAATTCAGCAGCTCAAACTTCGGTTGTGGCTGGTGACGAAGCTCTATCACCATTCTTGATCGCTCAAGCGTATTCACGTACAAAGTCTAGCGATAATACAGCAAACAGTTATACCGCAGCTCCAACCGCTACTCTTGAAGGTAACGGCGGAAAAGCAATCTCTGTACAGATTCTACGTCAAGCTGTCGAAGCCAAGAGCCGTAAGTTACAAGCTCGTTGGACATTCGAAGCTGCACAAGACGCACAATCAATGCATGGTATCGACGTTGAAGCCGAAATCATGGCCGCTTTAGCACAAGAAATTACTGCTGAAATCGACCAAGAAATTCTTCTTTCATTACGTCAATTGGCTGCTACTGAGTTTACATATAACCAAGCTACCGTTTCTGGTACCGCTACATACGTTGGTGACGAACACGCTGCTTTAGCTGTTCTAATTAACCGTGTTGCTAACCTAATCGCCCAACGTACTCGTCGTGGCGCTGGTAACTGGTGTGTTGTTTCTTCAGAAATGCTGACTGTTCTTCAGTCTGCTACAACATCAGCTTTTGCCCGTACTACAGAAGGTACATTCGAAGCACCTACTAATACAAAATTAGTCGGTACATTGAACAACGCAATGCGCGTTTTCGTTGACTCATATGCTCCAAGTGGAACACCAGTTCTAGTTGGTTATAAGGGTTCTTCAGAAACAGACGCAGCTGCATTCTATTGCCCATACATTCCGTTGATGAGCAGTGGTGTTGTTCTAGATCCGTCAACATTCGAACCAGTCGTTTCGTTTATGACGAGATACGGCTACGTGGAATTGACAAACACAGCATCCAGCTTTGGTAATGCTGCTGACTACGTTGGTGAGATCGCGGTAACTAATATATCGTTTCAGTGATATTTTACCACTATTCAAGAACTTTTTGAATATAGTAAAACAAAAACCCGCTTCGGCGGGTTTTTTGTTGTCTATTTTTTCTTACGTGGTCTACCACCAAGTTGCCATCCTTGTTCTATCCAAGATTGAAGTGTATCTTGTTTGACTTTTTTCTCGACATCGTTTCTATTAATACTAACAACACCTAGATTAGCCGCAGCAACAGCGTCACCATGTCCTTCTGATTTAGGCTTACGACAAGATATGGCAATCTTATTCTTATGAACGTCATTCATCGGCCCACGAACTAACCCTATCATAGAATCTCGTTGCTTATCTCTTGTTTCTTGAGATCGTTTATCCGTACCATTTTTCTTCATTGTGTCAACTGACTTTCTTACTTTTTCTTTTAATTTTTCATCTGTTAATTTTGGTCTATTCTGAGCCGCTTCTTTTACTCTGGCTAAAACTTCAGGACGATCTTCTTTACGACCTTTGTTCCAAATTTCTCGACCATTTATAAATTGTTCACTCATAGTTTCACTATGATTCTTACTCCACTCTATTCTGTTCTTCTCATACGCTCTGACAATAGCATATGATGACTGACGTTCCATATGTTCTCCAGAGACACCCATCATATTAAAGGCATATATCATTGATACTTTGGCTGATCCAGTAGTCATTTTAGTCAAGAGCCAATGACACCAAGCGTGATCATGTCCAGTTAATTTGACAAGATTTTCAGGTGAATCATTGCCACCCATACTACGTGGGATAATATGATGTATTTCACCACGAGAATCTTTATCTAAAATGGCTCGTTTTTGGATGATACCATAGTACCATCGTGTATATTTTGTATTGTTAAATTGGTTCATATGTTTATTTATCTTTCGCTGTTACTAATATTACTTTTCAATCTTTAACTATACACTGTCATTCATTAAATGTCAACAAATATGATCAATCAAGATAAATATTATATATTATAGGATACTACTATGTTAGACAATCAAACACGTATGAGAGCAATGTTAAATTTAATTGAATCAGTAGATCAAGGTAAAAAACTCAAATTAAATGAAAGTATTGGTGAAGAATTATCTGAAGATAGTGGTTCTGATCCTCGTCAACTTGCACAAGAAGCACTTAGTGCAGCAGTAAGATACATTCAAGATGCATTAGAAGTATCTGAAGAAGATGAAGAAATTGCTTATGAATATTTTCGTGACGAAAATGCTGAAACAGTACTTGACATTTTTGTTGAGTATATTGAACATCAAGTTGATGCTCAACATAATGGTGATGCACCACCTAATGACGATTTTTAAATATTATTAAAAAAGATAAATACAGTATAATATAGGATACTAACATGTTAGACAATCAAACACGTATGAGATCAATGCTAGATTTAATTGAGTCAGTAGATCAAGGTAAAAAAATTAATTTAAATGAAAGTATTGAAGAGAAAGTATCTGAAGATGTAGAAGATACTCATCAAGATCCAGAAAGTTTAGCTGAAGAAGCACTTGATGCCGCTGCCGCATATATTCAAGATAAACTTGGAATTACAGATGGTGGTCCAGCTGGTATGTTCTTTAGTGGAGAAAATGGTATAACTGTAGAAAAGATTTTTGCTGATTATGTCATGTTTGAATATAAAAATATGGAAGACGATAATTCACAAACTTTAGATGAAGGCGCTATGAAGCGTTGGCTTATAAATCAAGCAATGTCTATGGAGAAAGATGATTTTGTTGCAAATGCGATGCGACGCAACGGGGCGATTTTTCTGAGCTCAGAAGAAGCAGAAGAATACTGGGACAATATTAACGGTGTAGACGATGAAGAATCTGATAGTAATACACGTAGCAATCAATTTGAATCAGTAAAATCTAAAACTGGAAAATTACCATCAATGGCACATATTAAAAAAATGTGTAAAGATGGAAAAACTGTAGCAGAAATTTGTAAAATGCATCCTGATTGTGATCGTGCCGAATTAAAACAAATGGTAGCTGATTGTAAAGATAAATTGTCAGAGTCTGGTGAAGGGAATTCTTCTACTCGTGAAAAATCTGTCAGTGACAGTGATGAAGGATATGATAAATGGGATCCAAAACATCCTAATTTTGCAAAAAACTACAAGAAATATAAGACTAGTAATCCAGAAGGAACATTAAAATCTTTTATTGCTCATTTGAAGAAAGGTGCATTGGCAGAAGGTGTTAGACTTAACAAATTTCGTCAAGTAGCTGATATTCTCAAAACATTACCTGAAAATAATCGTAAGATTTTAGCTAAGCGTCACTGTAAGATTTTTGAAAGTAATAATTCACGTTTTAATAGTAGAAAGTTTATGACATATATTGGTCTTAATGAAGGTGATGTAGAAGATTTCTTAGCACGTGGTGGAAAAATACAACAAGGTGCACCAACAGATAAAAAGACACCTAGAGCTAGAAATTCTAGTTATACTGATCATTCAATGCGTAAGGGTGAACAAGGTCGTCGTGGTAGAGGTTATCAAGATTATGATCCTGATGATCATCAGTCACGTAATGATGATATTGATTATCCAACAAAAGATATTCGTAAACCTGAATATGAAAGTAAACAAATGAATGAAACTTATGGTAATGGTGAGATTGAAGTTAACTTTATCAATAGTGGAACTGGTCAACAGTTAGGTATGAAGACAGTTCAAGCTGGTAGCATTACATTAGATAATTATGGACGTCCGGTTATGAAAGTTTCATCTCCATTTGCATCTGGTAATACGTTAATGGCTAATTTTGATTCTAAAACTGGTGGTTGGGTTGTTGATTTAGACTAATTACAATCTGATATTACTCCAATCAATGGTGGCATCCACTGTTAATTCCGCCCTCTTTTTGATATTTTTCAATCTGAGGGCGTTACAATTTTGGCAGATAGTTTCTCCATTAATCAAACATAATTGACAACTATCAATTGATTCAAAGTTACATATATTGCACTTTGAATCTTTTTTCTTTTTGGTATATTTTAATTTTGCACAATGATTGCATAAAGTATGCCATCGCTGATATCCACTTACACTACGACCATTTGGTCTTGATGGTAATTTATTACATTCTTTACACATGGGTCTGATAGATTGTTGTTTTAGCATTATAATATTTATGTTATAAGTCATGGGACCCTAGTTTTGACGATTAATTTAAATATAATACGATAAATATTACTATAACTGGATAAAGCATGGCACAACAAATTATTAACATTGGAGCTTCGTCAAACGATGGTAATGGCGATCCTCTAAGACTTGCGTTTGAAAAGATTAATGAAAACTTTACTCAACTATATAGTTTAGGATCCGGTGGAACTGCGGCTCCACCACCAGGCGCAGTTCAATTTGCGGCCACAAATAATCTAGATACAATTGCTTATAATAGCGGTACATGGGTAATATTTGGTACACCATTACGATATTTTTACAGTACAGATGGAATAAATTACAGTAATCAAACTAGTCCAGTTAATCAACCAATAAATTCAGTAACTCCAACACCATTAGGATTTATTGCAGTTGGAGATAATGGTACTATTATCACAAGTAGTAATATTGCCACTACATGGACAGTACAAACAAGCGGAACAACAGAAAATTTATTACGAGTATATTATACTGATATTACTGGATTATATGTTGCGGTTGGTGAAAATGGAACAATATTAACTAGTTTAAATGCTATTACTTGGACTTTACAGGCTACTGGAGTATTAGAAAATTTACGTGGTATTGCTTATGATGTAGACAATGGTATATATGTTGTAGTTGGTAATGCTGGTACAATATTATTAAGTGAAGACGCAATAGATTGGATTATCCAAGATGGTGGAGTTGTTGATAATTTAAATAGCGTGGTATTTGATGGTGACAATTATATTGCAACTGGAAATAATGGTACAGTAATTGTCAGTTCTGATGGTATAACATGGACATCATCAATTAGTGGAACTGTTGAAAATCTTAATACAATTACGTTGGCAACTGTATCAACTATACCTACATTGGTATCAGCTGGCGATAATGGAATTCAAATCACTAGTAACAATGGTGCAACATCATGGTCTACTAGTAGTACTGGAACAACTAGTAATTTAATTGATAGTATATATGGTAGTGGTGAATATTATATAGTTGGAACAGACGGCGTAATTATCAGTGGTGTAAATGGAACTAGTTGGACTGATTTAAGTATACCAAGCGGATTAGATGGTAGTAGTAATTTTATATTTGATGTTGAGACTAGTACATTAAACATTACTAATATTGATTCTAGTAATGTTACATCAAATATTTCTAGTAGTAATATTGCTACGGCAAATCAATTGGTAGTATATACTCGTGCCAATTTAGGAGATATTGGGAATGTAGTTATTACTGGTGGTGCTAGTGGACTAGTAGTCAGTACTGACGGATTAGGTAATTTATATTGGGGTGCTGGAGGTGGTGGTACTGCTGGATCAACTGGTGCAACTGGATTCAGAGGTGCTACTGGAGCCACAGGTGCTACTGGATCAACTGGATTTACCGGAAGTACTGGATTTACCGGAAGTACCGGATTTACAGGAAGTACTGGATTTACAGGTGCTACTGGTAGTACAGGTGCTACTGGATTTGACGGAGCCACTGGATTTACTGGTTCTACGGGTGCCACTGGATTAGATGGAGCCACTGGAAGTACAGGTGCTACTGGATTTACTGGCGCTACTGGATTAGATGGAGCCACTGGATTTATCGGAGCCACTGGATTCATCGGTGCTACAGGAAGCGGAGCCACTGGATCTACTGGTTTTGAAGGATCCACTGGCGCAACAGGACTAGATGGATCAACTGGAGCCACAGGTGCTACTGGTTACGGTGCCACTGGTGCCACTGGAATTCAAGGTGATATTGGTGCTACTGGAGTAGCAGGTACGTCAGTTTCCATAATAGGATCAGTACCAAATGTAAACGTTGATCCTCCTAATAATCCACAAACAACACTTAATGCTGCATTTCCATCTGCAGTACTTGGAAATGGAGTTATAGATCAAGCTACTGGTAATTTATGGGTTTATGATGGTACACTTTGGGTCAATGTTGGAACTATTGTGGGTCCAACTGGATATACAGGTGCTACTGGATATACAGGCGCCACAGGAGCAACTGGCGTTCAAGGTGACATAGGTGCTACTGGATTTATTGGTTCTACTGGAGCCACGGGACTAGATGGATCAACTGGCGCAACTGGAGTTCAAGGTGATATAGGTGCTACTGGTTTTGATGGAGCCACTGGTGCTACTGGATTAGATGGTGCCACTGGCGCTACTGGTTTTGATGGAGCCACTGGCGCAACCGGAATTCAAGGTGATATTGGGGCAACTGGTTTTGACGGAGCCACAGGTGCTACTGGATTACAGGGCGACATAGGTGCCACTGGATTTGATGGCGCTACTGGTGCTACTGGATTAGATGGATCAACTGGCGCTACTGGAATTCAAGGAGACATAGGTGCTACCGGATTTGACGGAGCCACTGGAGCTACTGGAATTCAAGGTGACATAGGTGCTACTGGATTTGATGGGGCCACTGGACCAATTGGATTTGACGGAGCCACTGGTGCTACTGGATTACAGGGTGATATTGGTGCTACTGGATTTGACGGAGCCACTGGTGCTACTGGATTACAGGGTGATATTGGTGCTACTGGAGTTCAGGGTGATATAGGTGCCACTGGTTTTGACGGAGCCACTGGCGCTACTGGATTAGATGGAGCCACAGGTGCTACCGGATTAGACGGATCTACTGGTGCTACTGGATTACAGGGTGATATTGGTGCTACTGGATTAGATGGAGCCACTGGTGCTACTGGAGTTCAGGGCGACATAGGTGCTACTGGATTTACTGGAGCCACAGGATCTACTGGATTAGACGGATCTACCGGTGCCACTGGAGTTCAAGGTGATATTGGATCTACTGGTGCTACTGGTTTTGATGGAGCTACCGGATTTACTGGATCAACTGGATTTGACGGCGCTACTGGTTTTGATGGATCAACTGGATTTACTGGATCAACAGGTGCTACTGGTGTTACTGGATTACAGGGAGCTACTGGATTACAGGGGGCTACTGGATTTATAGGAAGTACGGGTGCTACTGGATTTGACGGTTCTACTGGATTTGATGGATCAACTGGATTTACTGGCGCTACAGGTGCCACTGGATTATCTGGTGGTGTTGGTAGTATTGGGTCAACTGGTGCTACTGGATTAACTGGAGCGACTGGTACTGGGGTATCAATAATTACTGATACTGTTGATAATAATACATTTTATCCTGCTCTTTCAAATATTTTTACTGGTAGCTTAGCTACGATATATGTAAGTAGTAGTAAATTAACATTTAATCCTAGTACTGGTCAACTAAACGCTGTAGAAGTCAACTCTACTAGCGATGGAACATTGAAAGAAAATATTAAAAATATTGTTAGTCCGTTAACTATTTTGAATCAAATTACTGGAGTTTCTTTTAATTGGAAAGAATGGGGTAAGAAATCTTATGGAGTAATTGCTCAAGAAGTTGCTAAAATTTTACCAGAATTGGTATCAAAAAATGAAAATGGATTATCAGTTTCGTATTTGCCATTAATTGCTATCTTAATTGAAGCAGTTAAGGAACAACAAAAACAAATTGATGAAATAAGAAAGATAAAATAACGTTCAAATTTGAACGTAGTTGGGTTATAATATATATTTGATAATACATAATTATAGCGTCTCTAGACGCTATTTTTATTAAAAATGTCAATAATTTAATTATAACATACTGATAAATACAGAGATAAATCATATTTAAAACATGATAGCCTAGTACCCAAAAGGAAACGAAGATGGCAATTAAGATTTGTGGTAATATTGTATTACCAAACATTAATGGTGGGAATTGTAATAACTATTCTCTTGGCGCAAATGCATTAGAATCAGTTACTACTGGATGTAACAACTTTGCGGTTGGGTTAGGCGCCGCCACACTTAACGTCATTGGATGTAATAACACAGCTATTGGGTATGGATCGTTATGTAACAATGTAACTGGGTCTGATAATATTGCAATTGGATATTCATCATTATTTTCTAATACTATTGGTGATGATAATATTGCTTTAGGATATGAAGCACTTAAATGTAATCTTGCTAGTACAAATATTGCAATAGGCGGTAGTTCATTAAGATGTAATACTACTGGCAGTGGAAACGTTGGTATTGGTTTTCTTTCTTTAGAATGTAATTCTACTGGTAAATTCAACGTTGCAATTGGTGGTTATGGATCATTAAGAAATAACAATGCAGGAGATTATAATATTGCATTGGGTGCTAGATCATTAGAAACTAATGTTTGTGGTCGTTATAATATAGCACAGGGTTATTACGCACTTGGATCAAACACTGTAGGTAATAGTAATATCGCTCAAGGTCATTGTGCTTTAAGAGACAATATCACTGGGTCAAACAACGTTGGTATTGGTTGTGCTGCATTATTTAAAAATACAATTGGTTCAAACAACTTTGCTGCTGGATTAGGTGCATTGTGTTTAAGTGCTGCTGGTGATAATAACACGGCAATTGGATACAAAACACTGGCAACAAATAGTAATGGATTCAATAACGTTGCCATTGGATGTCTTGCACTTAATAATAATGAATTTGGTAATGACAATTTTGCTGCTGGATATAGATCATTATTCAACAATATAACTGGAAGTAATAGTGTAGCTATTGGATGTTGTGCTCTTTACAATTCTTCTTCTACTACTGGTGGAAATATTGCAATTGGTTCAGATGCGGGTAAGGCAATTACTAATGGAATAAACAATACAGTTATTGGTTCATTACCGGCGGCTGCTGGATGTGTATGTACTGTATTGATTGGTGCTGGTACTTGTGAACGTATTCGTGTTGATAATACTGGATTGTATATTAACAATGCATTATGGATCAACAATGGTGCTACAGGTGCCACTGGATTTACTGGTGCTACTGGTGCCACTGGAGTTGATGGATCAACTGGTGCTACTGGACTTCAAGGTGCTACTGGATTTACTGGATCAACTGGACCTCAAGGTGAGGCAGGTTCAACTGGCGCTACTGGATTTACGGGTGCCACAGGACTTCAAGGAGATATTGGTGCTACTGGTGCTAGTGGACTTCAAGGAGATATTGGTGCCACTGGTGCATCAGGACTAAATGGTTCTACTGGTGCAACGGGTTCTACTGGATTTACAGGCTCAACTGGATTTACTGGAGCCACTGGAAGTACAGGTGCCACTGGATTTACAGGATCAACTGGTATTCAAGGTGAGATTGGATCAACTGGTGCTACAGGTATACAAGGAAATATTGGATCAACTGGCGCTACAGGTATTCAAGGTGATATTGGATCAACTGGCGCTACAGGTATTCAAGGTGATATTGGTTCTACAGGCTCAACTGGTGCCACAGGTATTCAAGGTTTTGTAGGAACAACTGGCGCTACTGGATTTACAGGAGCTACAGGAAGTACAGGTGCTACTGGATTTACTGGTGCCACAGGCTCAACTGGTGCAACAGGTATTCAAGGAGATATTGGTTCCACAGGTTCAACAGGTGCTACTGGATTTACAGGCGCTACAGGAAGTACAGGTGCTACTGGATTTACTGGTTCAACCGGTGCTACCGGAAGTACAGGTGCTACTGGATTTACTGGTGCTACTGGTAGTACTGGAGCCACTGGATTTACAGGAAGTACAGGCGCCACTGGTGCTACAGGTATTCAAGGTGATATTGGATCAACAGGTGCTACTGGATTTACTGGTGCCACAGGTAGTACTGGTGCTACTGGAGTTCAAGGTGATATAGGTAGTACTGGATCTACTGGATTCACAGGATCAACTGGAAGTACAGGTTCTACTGGATTTACTGGTGCTACTGGAAGTACTGGATCAACAGGATTTACTGGTGCTACTGGAAGTACGGGTGCTACTGGGTTTGACGGTGCCACTGGAAGTACAGGTGCTACTGGATTTACCGGTGCTACTGGATCAACAGGTGCTACTGGATTTGACGGTTCTACAGGCGCAACAGGCGCTACTGGATTTCAAGGTTCTACAGGCGCAACAGGTGCAACAGGAAGTGGATCAACTGGATTTACAGGTGCTACTGGTTCAACTGGATCTACTGGAAATATTGGATCAACTGGATCAACCGGTTCAACTGGATTCACTGGATCAACCGGTGCTACTGGATTTGATGGAGCCACTGGTGCCACTGGTGCCACTGGAGTTCAAGGTGATATAGGTAGTACTGGATCTACTGGATTCACAGGTGCTACCGGAAGTACTGGTGCTACTGGACTTACAGGGGCAACTGGTATATCTGGAGGAGTTGGAAGTATTGGTGCCACTGGTGCTACCGGATTCACAGGTGCTACCGGAAGTACTGGCGCTACTGGAATACAAGGTTTTGTAGGAACTACAGGATCTACTGGATTTACTGGAGCCACAGGTGCTACTGGTATATCAGGGGGAATTGGAAATACTGGATCAACAGGTGCAACTGGATCAACAGGTGCTACTGGATTTACTGGATCAACTGGATCAACAGGTGCTACTGGATTTACTGGATCAACTGGAGCCACTGGTGCTACAGGGAGCGGAGCCACTGGTGCTACTGGTGCTACTGGAGTTCAAGGCGATATAGGTTCTACTGGTGCTACTGGATTCACAGGTGCTACTGGGGCAACTGGTGCTACAGGAAGTGGAGCCACTGGTGCTACTGGTTTTGATGGTGCTACTGGAAGTACGGGTGCTACTGGATTTACTGGATCAACTGGAGCCACAGGTTCCACCGGCGCTACTGGATTTACTGGCGCTACAGGATCAACAGGTGCAACTGGATTTACAGGAAGTACAGGTGCTACTGGATTTGACGGAGCCACAGGAGCAACTGGCGCTACAGGAAATATAGGATCAACTGGATCAACGGGTGCTACTGGATTCACTGGTGCCACTGGTTCAACGGGCTCCACTGGATTTACAGGAAGTACTGGTGCTACTGGATTTGATGGAGCCACAGGCTCTACTGGTGCTACTGGATTTACAGGTTCAACTGGATCTACTGGTTCTACAGGATTTACGGGTTCTACTGGTTCTACAGGATCAACAGGATTTACAGGTGCTACTGGATTTACAGGAAGTACAGGTGCCACCGGAAGTACAGGGGCCACTGGATTCACTGGTGCTACTGGTAGTACAGGTGCTACTGGATTTGACGGCGCAACTGGTAGTACAGGTGCTACTGGATTTGACGGCGCAACTGGTAGTACAGGTGCTACTGGATTTGACGGCGCAACTGGAAGTACAGGTGCCACTGGATTTACTGGGTCAACTGGTGCTACTGGCGCTACTGGATCCACAGGATTTACTGGTGCTACTGGAAGTACAGGTGCCACTGGATTTACTGGGTCAACTGGTGCTACTGGCGCTACTGGATTTACTGGGTCAACTGGTGCAACTGGATTTACAGGAAGTACAGGTGCCACAGGCTCTACAGGATTCACCGGTGCTACTGGATTTACCGGCGCTACCGGATCAACTGGTGCTACTGGATTTACTGGTGCTACTGGTGCCATCGGAAGTACTGGTGCTACTGGATTTACAGGAGCCACAGGAAGTACAGGTGCAACTGGATTTATAGGTAGTACTGGTGCTACTGGATTTACCGGTGCTACCGGAAGTACAGGTGCAACTGGATTCACTGGATCTACTGGATTCACTGGGTCAACTGGAGCTACTGGATTTACTGGCGCTACTGGTTCAACAGGTGCTACTGGATTTACAGGTAGTACAGGTGCTACTGGATTTACAGGAAGTACAGGTGCTACTGGATTTACAGGAAGTACAGGATTTACAGGTTCTACAGGTTCTACAGGTGCTACTGGATTTACAGGAAGTACAGGTGCCACTGGATTTACTGGAGCTACCGGAAGTACAGGTGCAACTGGATTCACTGGATCTACTGGAAGTACAGGTGCCACTGGATTTACTGGTGCTACTGGAAGTGGAGCCACTGGAGCCACCGGATCAACTGGTGCAACTGGATTTACAGGTGCTACTGGAAGTACGGGTGCTACTGGATTTACTGGATCAACAGGTGCTACAGGCGCTACAGGAAGTGGGGCAACAGGAGCCACCGGATCTACAGGATTTACAGGAAGTACTGGTGCAACAGGAAGTACTGGTGCTACTGGATTTACTGGAGCCACTGGAAGTACTGGTGCTACTGGATTTATTGGAGCCACTGGTGCAACAGGAGCCGGAGCCACTGGCGCTACTGGTGCTACTGGAAGTGGAGCCACCGGCGCTACTGGTGCTGGAGCCACTGGATCTACAGGCGCAACTGGATTTACGGGTGCTACTGGATCAACTGGTGCTACTGGATTTACTGGTGCTACTGGATTTATAGGAGCCACTGGTGCTACTGGAAGCGGAGCCACTGGATCTACAGGAGCAACTGGATTTACTGGATCAACAGGAGCCACTGGAGCCACTGGAAGTGGAGCAACTGGTGCCACTGGTGCTACTGGAAGCGGAGCCACTGGTGCTACCGGATCAACAGGTGCTACTGGATTTACAGGAAGTACCGGCGCCACTGGTGCTACTGGAAGCGGAGCCACTGGTGCAACAGGAAGTACAGGTGCTACTGGGTTCACTGGTGCCACAGGAAGTACCGGCGCTACTGGAAATATCGGATCAACGGGAAGTACAGGTGCTACCGGATTCACTGGTGCTACTGGAAGTACCGGTGCTACTGGATTTATAGGAGCCACTGGTGCAACTGGAAGCGGAGCAACAGGAGCCACTGGATTCACTGGATCAACTGGAAGTACTGGTTCTACTGGATTTACAGGAAGTACTGGTGCTACCGGATCAACTGGTGCCACTGGATTTACTGGATCAACTGGAAGTACAGGTGCTACTGGATTTACAGGAAGTACAGGTGCTACTGGTGCTACTGGAAGCGGTGCTACTGGTGCAACTGGCGCAACAGGATTTACAGGATCAACTGGATTTACAGGTGCTACTGGATTTACAGGAAGTACAGGATCAACAGGTGCTACCGGATTCACTGGTGCTACTGGAAGTACCGGTGCTACTGGATTTATAGGAGCCACTGGAGCCACTGGAAGTGGATCAACTGGTGCCACTGGCGCAACTGGATTTCGTGGAGCCACTGGAAGTACAGGTGCCACTGGATTTACAGGAAGTACAGGTGCCACTGGCGCTACTGGAAGTGGAGCAACTGGTGCTACTGGTGCAACTGGTGCTACTGGAAGCGGAGCCACTGGTGCTACTGGTTCTACTGGGTTCACTGGTGCTACAGGTTCAACAGGTGCTACTGGATTTACTGGTAGTACAGGAGCCACCGGTGCTACAGGAAGTGGAGCAACTGGCGCTACTGGTTCTACGGGTGCTACTGGGTTTACTGGTTCAACTGGAGCCACTGGTGCTACTGGAAGTGGAGCCACAGGTGCTACTGGCGCTACTGGATTCACAGGTGCCACTGGAGCCACTGGAGCTACCGGAATTGGGGCATCATTAAACGCTCAATGTTCACTATATATTGGTGGTGGTGGTACAAGTTCCAACACTAGTTCATTAAGTAATATTGCTATTGGATGTTGTGCACTATTTGCAGTAACTAGTGGATGTAACAATTATGCTGTTGGAATTTCTGCATTACAAAATAATA